TGAGCTTTTTTTATTTCAAAACGATTTGTCTATTTTTTACAATATCTTACCATTTGGGTACTATACCAGGCTGTATATGTTGACTGCTATAGTATAAATTACTATTATTTAGTAAATACAATGGTTTTAAAGGAATTTAAACGCCTATTTTAATCAGTTTAAACTACTATGGCCCGATGCCAAATTTATGCCTAATTTTACTTTGGATATACAATAGGATATACATTTGGGTGTACAAAACCATGTAAAAAAATAGCTCTTTAATGTAGTGAATTTGCAAATAATAGCTATTTTATGTAAATAAAAGCGCATTAAACTACACTTTTGTGCAAGTATGTTGTAATAATTTACATGCTTGAAACTATTGTAAATAAAGGATTTAGATAATTTTAATAGAAAATTATTAACAAAGTAGGCTATTCTACTTGTAATTTTATGGACAAATGGTATTTATTGCTCAACTTTTGAAAACTTTACTGCATTCCTATTTGCTTCTAAAAGCAGCTTAAGCTCATTAATTAAAATATCTTTCTGATCTAGCAGTAACTGGTAGTTTTCTATCAGCTTAGCACACTCGTTTTTACCATAATTTGCATTATACGGTTGTTGATCCGCATTTACCTCCTGATTCAAGGCTTGTGGTAAATGTTTGTACATGTTTAAAGATGTTTGAGCCAAATCTAACAACATTTCGCCTTCGCCAGTAACAAGCCAATATACATTTAGATCCGGGTAAAATTTGAGTATACTCTCTATTTTATCGCTACCAAGCTCTAAAACCTTATCTAAATAGCCATTAGATAAGCCTACTTGTTTATAAAAATTACTTTTTTTAATACCTTTAAACTCAATGAATTGAAGCATTCTAGCTGATGAAGTCATAATAAATTAGATTTTTATCTAAAAAGATTTGGATAATTAGATTATACTCTATTATATTTGCGTATAAATATTAAATAATCATTTGTATGAGCAAAAGTAAAGCAAAAACAACAAAGGAGTTAGCTAAATCAATTAGGATTAATCTGCAAGCTGAGTATGTTAGAGAGCTTGCCGCTAAATATAACTGCACCCCTCAGCATGTACGTAATGCACTTAGGTACCACAGCCTAACAGCGTCAAGTGATGATATTAGAGAGGGCGCAAAAGAAATATTACTCAGAGAGGCTAATAAAATTTAACTACTAAAATTATTACAGCTATGATTATCCAATACAATAATACTTATGCAGTGCCAGCACTAGATTTAGTGCCTAGTTTCTATAATAGCCTGGGCCATCTTCAAAAAGCCATTAATGATTACAAGGATAAAGACTATGGCATAAAAAAGCTTCAATCCGGTGGCCGTGGCCGTGTAATGCTAATTGCTTATGATAGTTTACCTGGTAACATCAAAACTGCGTTAGGCGATCCAAATGCTACAGCTCATTTAATGGAAAATTTTTACGCTACCAGCAAAGATGCAGTAACATATTACACCTCATTCACATACAACGATCAGCAGTATTTGCCCATGCAACTGCAAGAGGAGTATATTACTAATGCTAGTGTACTTATAGCTGCTGCTGCATTAAAAGCTGCACGTATTAATCAGCGTAAAGCATTAGGTGGTAGTACAAAAGGGTTAATGGCTACTATACTTAGCGATGTGATGAGTTTTAACAACGCATTGAAAGTAAAGCATGGTGTAGAGCATACATTACCATCATCACTTAAAAGATTTAAAGAGCTGTTTGATGCATTTACTAATGTTGATGGTACTTACAATTTTTCCAAGCTGATCAGTAAGAAAGTAGGTAATAAAAATAGCCAAAAGGTAAAAGATAACATGCTTAGCTTATTAAATGATCTATTTAGCACGCTAGGCCACAAGCCTACACGTACTGAGGTAGCACGCATGTATGATGCATTTTTAGCAGGTTATACCGAGGTGCTAGATAATGAAACCGGTGAGCTTTACAATCCTAAAGATTATGCCCCACTTAGCTACAATACCATTACCAACTATTTGGGCCAATGGCAGCAGCGTATAGCAGCGCACCATTTGCGTAGTGGTAACAGGCAGGTGTATATGGGCCAATACAAACCAGCTCACAAGTTAGAAAAGCCTAAGTATGCAGGTAGCCTTATTTCTATCGATGATAGACAGCCACCATTTTACTACGATAAAGATCATCGTGTATGGTTTTACATGGGTATTGATTTAGCTAGCGAAGCATGGGTTACATGGGTATGGGGTAAGTCTAAAGAGGGCTTAATACTTGATTTTTACCGACAATTAGTACGCAATTACCATGAGTGGGGTTTAAATCTTCCTTTAGGTATTGAGTGTGAGAGCTCATTAAATAGCTCATATGTGAATTCTATACTTAAACCAGGTGTAATGTTCCAAGATGTACGAATAGAGGCAAATAACGCACGTGGTAAGCGTATCGAGCGTTATTTTGGTGCTTTGCGTTATGGCTCCGAAAAAGAGCGCACCGGATGGATGGGCAGACCTCATGCACGTAATGAGGCTAACCAGTTAGGGCCTGCTGGCAAGCAAATAATACCATTTAACGATATTGTACAAGCCTCTTTAAAGGATATTGAGAACTGGAATAACGCACCACATAGCAGCGATGCTAGTAAAACTAGGTTTGAGTACTTTTTAACTACTCAAAATGCCAATACGGTACCTACTAATTATCATGCGCTTTTACCTCATATCGGATACACTAATACTACAAGTTGCAATACTGGTATAGTTAGGCTGCAAAATACCACTTTTCTTTTGGCACAAGATGGCAAAATAGCTACTGGTGATACGCTTGTAAATCTTATGAAGCGTGTAGAGGGTAAAACCATACAAGTATATTGGCTCGATGATAACGATGGCAAAGTATTTAAAGCCCACGCCTACATCAATGATACATTTCAATGTGAATTAATAGAGCAGCCTACCTATAGCCGTGCCAAAGCTGAGCTAACTACTGAGGGCTTGCATGCTCGTGAAATTATGAGCAGCTATGTAGCAACCATAGAGAATTTTAGAAAAATGGCAGTAGCAAATATTACGCCAGTAACCATTATAGAAACTGGCACACGCCATGAGCTTAAAAAAACCTTTCAAATACGTGGCTTAGATAGATACACACCAACAAATAGCACTGGTGAGGTAGAGGTAGTGCCCGATATTGATGATGAAACCACTAACAACGATGATTTAATAGAAATACCATCATTTGGTAGCACCTTAAAAAATAGATTTTAAAACCCTTTTAAAAAACAGCACAATGGCATTACAAATTACAAACGAATTTAAAAAGCAGGTAGTAGATGCACTACTAGCAGCACGTACCAATTTCGATGGTACAGATACACAATTTGCCAAACAGTGGGGCATTAATGGTGCAGTATATAGCACACTTAAAACCGCTACAGTATTTGATGGCCTCATACGCGATGCCCAATGGTTAAGCATGGGCCGTGAGCTCGATATACAGCCTAACCAAAGTAAATGGGTTACCGCTAAAACCGATGTTTTTAATGTCATCAGTGAGGAGGTAGAGTTTTGCCAGGCTAATGCAAAGGCTATGATATTTGTAGATGAGTGCGAAATTGGCAAAACACACACGGCAAAGCACCTGGCACGTAGTTTGAAAAACTGCTTTTACATCGATGCTAGCCAAGCCAAAACAAAACAGCAGTTTATACGCTTGCTCGCACGCACCATAGGTGTAGATGATCGTGATAAGTATGTAAAGGTAAAAGCCAACATCAAGTATGCACTCAGCATGCTACCATCACCCATCTGCATTATAGATGAGGCTGGTGATCTTGAATATCCAGCATTTTTAGAGCTTAAAGAGCTTTGGAATAGTACAGCAGGCTTTTGCGGCTGGTACATGATGGGTGCAGATGGCTTACGTGCAAAAATAGAGCGTGGTGTAGCTGGTAAAAAGGTGGGCTATGCTGAGATATTTAGCCGCTTTAGCTCTCGTTACAGCAAAGTAGTGCCTACAGGTAATGCAGACCGTGTGGCATTCTATAAAAAGCTTGTGGCTGATGTGCTAAGTGTTAATATGAAAAATAAATCAAAGCTCAGCCAGCTAGTAAACAAATGTATAGCAGCAGATCATGGCACTATAGGTGGCTTGCGTAGAGCTGAAACATTATTATTAATCCATAACGAAAGAGCTTAATTAACAAAACTATGAGGGTTATGTCAATGAAAAAACTTTTTGATATTGTACACAAAGTGTTTGCCTTTGTTGGTGAGTATCTTAATGTATTTGGCACACCCGAGCGTAGCGGTACCTGGCTAATTTATGGGGCTGAAAAAAATGGAAAAACGTGGGCTGCATTATTATTAGCCAAAATGCTAAGCTCATTTGCTAAAGTCCTCTACATAAGTGCTGAGCAAGGGGCCGATTTAGATTTTGTAAAAAGCGTAAAGCGTGCCGGCATATCGCATACCGATAAAAACATACATGTAATAGATGGGCAGGATGCTACACTCAATGAGATTTTAGAAAACAAGTTAGGTAAGCGTAGTAAATACAAAGTGGTGTTTATTGATAACATCACCTTTTACAAAGATGAGTTAAAAGGTACTGTTATGCAAAGGCTACAGCGCAAATATCCCGATGTACTATTTGTTTACCTAGCACATGAGGAGCAAAAAAAGCCATACGGTGCTACTGCCCAAATGTGCAAACGATTAGCCAAAGTAATTATACGTGTAGAGGGCCTGCAAGCTCAGGTAAGTGGCCGTGTACCTGGTGGCAATTTCAATATAGATGATAGTAAAGCCCAGCTATACTGGGGTGTAAATAATAACAGCAAAAAACAATAACAACATGAGTAACACAAAATTTATTAAAAATCAAATGCAGTTAACCACCAATAAGGTAACAAGCATAATAGGCATCAGCAATGATACCTATATAAAGTATTTATACGATGCAGGCACTACCTGGCTATTAGATCATTTAAATAATGATACACTAGTAGTAGATGAGGTAATGCAAACAGCTGAGTTTTGGAAGTGGTGGGCACTCCAGGCATATCATAGAGATGTACAGTGGTTAAGCTCTAATGCTTATGCTATTGCAGCGCATCATGAAACAGCTCGCCTGCTTAACGATTGGCTATACTACCATAGCTCAGCACGTTTACTAGACATGCGTAACAAGCATGCACAATTATTATATAATTCATACGCTAACATAAACTGGTTAAAAAATGCATCACACAATTAATTTAGCATATGGTGATAGTGTAACCATACACACACCTGAACATGCTCCCATCAAGTTGCAATCAATAAAATTGAATGCTATCAAGGAAAACATCAAGCAGTATCAAGTATTTGAAACCGTATGTAATGCTACTGGAATTACAATAGATGAAATACTAGGGCCTAGGCGCACACCCAATCTTGTACTAGCTAGATGCTACATTGCCATGCACCTGCTTAAAAATTATCATATAACGCTATCTCATATAGCTAGGCTATTAAGCAGGGATCATACTACCATAATCCACTACAGAAAAATGTACAAAAATTTAAGTGATGTAAAAGACTCTTATTTATTAATGTTTTTAAATCAATTAGAACAGTATGAGAAAGGTAAAATTGAAGCTTAAATATACCGAGTTGCAAGTAATGGATCACTTGCTTACCGAGAAAGTGCATGAACTTGATTTAAGCAATTATGCCAACAAAGCAGTACTAGCACTGCTGGTAGAATATGGTTTAAAACAACTAAAGCCACACACCTACATGCGATACGATAAGCCTAAAGCCATCACTATGCCTATGGCAGTAGCATGTGCTATTATTCACTTCTATCAAAGCGTTACTATTCATGATATGTACACACAAAATGTACTACGCACAGTAGCCATGCATATAGACCAAAAAATATTACCATCATGAAAATACAATCAATTATACCCCCATCAGCTCATCAAGCACTAGAGCTAAAAGCTTGCTACATTAAGCTTGAAAAAATAGGCGATGTGTACCAAGACCTTAAAGGTAAGGATAGGCGATGGGCTTTCGATGCCATTAAAGAAACACAAAAGCAAGCTAATATTTTAAAAAATGTTATATGCAACCTCAGCCACCCTTTCACATCACTAAAATACAAAAAATAAACTTTTTAAATAACAATTAAAACCCTTTAAAAAAATGGCAAAACGTCAAGTAAAAAAGTTGCTTAGCAACATCAACAGAGCAGATGCAGAGCAAGCATTTGCTGAGTATGCAAAAGCTACAGCGCAGCAAAACAAAATCACAGCTGCACAAGATTTAGCTTTCGCTAAAATTCGTGAAAAAAATCAAGATGAGTTAGCAGAGCTTGAAAAAATTAAAGAAGATGCATTCGAAATAATGCAAACCTACGCAGTGGATAATCGTGCAGATTTTGGTAATAGAAAATCAATGGAGTTAGCTCATGGCGTATTAGGATTTAGAACTGGCACACCAAAACTTAAAACCTTAAAAGGCTTTACCTGGAACTCAGTAACTAACCTTTTAAAAGAATTTTTGCCAACTTATGTACGTACCGTTGATGAGCCAGCAAAGGATAGATTATTATCCGATCGCGAATCGCCTGAGGTAAATAGCTTGTTTACCAAGGTAGGTATTATGGTAGATCAAGATGAGGTATTTTTTGTAGAACCTAAAAAAGAAGAGGTACCAGCATAGCCCCTACATTCATGCCAGTTGATGTAAAATAGGAATAACATCACATCCCAAAAAAAAACACTTAGTAAGTACAAAGGCTATACCGAAAAGAATAATGATGTGTATATAGGTTCGAGGCCTATACTGGTAGCAACAAAAAACAAAATAGCAATGAATGGCAACCCATTTACTGATGAGCAAAAAGATGTAGTTAAAAAACTATATCCTCATAGGCCCACAAAAGAAATAGCAGAGCTTATACAACGCAGCGAAGCCAGTGTGTACAGATATGCTAATTCAAATGGCATTTATAAAACGGCTGAGTACTTAGCCAGCGATGCTAGCGGCAGGCTCAATGTGTTTTGCGAAAATGGCAAATCATTTCGTTTTACCAAGGGCCATGTGCCATCCAATAAAGGGCAAAAAATGCCCAATGAAATGTACAAAAAATTAAAGCCCACCATGTTTAAAAAAGGGCAAGCTCCACACAATACAGCCAAAGAAAATGGTGTAATATCTACCCGAAAAGATAGTAAAGGCACTTCATACCAATTTATTCGCATTTCACTTGGCAATTGGGTACCACTTCATCAGCATATATGGTACGAGGCAAATGGCAGATACAATACCTCTACACATTGCCTATGGTTTATCAATGGCAACTCATTAGATGTACGCTTAGATAATTTAGAGCTCATAACACGCAATGAAAATGTAAGACGTAATCAAAACAAAATATTAAATCTTCCTCCCGAGCTACAGCAAACACACAAATTAATTAAAAAACTAAAAACAAAACTCAAAAATTATGACACGAAAATTTAACATTGATGATCTCAATGAGCAGTTATTTAATCAGCTGCAAACACTTAACACTGACCTAAAAGGTGATGACCTCAAAAACGAAATTGCCAAAGCCAAATCGATGGCAGATATAGCTAGCGTTATACTAGAAGGTAAGCGCATTCAGTTAGAAGCTATTGAGCTAGTAATGAAAGGAGATGTGTATGTAGACCAATTAGATACAATTATTAACCCTCAAAAACAATTACACTAATGTTCAAGAAACTTATTACAAACTTAGCCAAAAAATTCACGCTATACTTTGTGCCTAAAACTATAGTACTATCGTACAATTACCCTGAGGGTTTATTGGTAAAGGCTACTGAGCTTAATCGTAAAAAATACATTACCATAGCAGTAACTAACCGAGCTGTAAAAGATGAGCCTAATTCTGCTGTTATCTATCATGTGCCATTAGCCAATGTGTATGGTGTTCGTAAATCTACTACACCTTTCGAAAAATGGTACTATGGCAAATTGTTACACAAGCCATGCCCTTCAAAGCCTCTTAAATTATTAGTCGATTAATCAATAAAAGTAATATTATGAAAATAGGATTTAACCCCAATTTTATACCACATATTCTAATTGGTAAAAAAATACATACAATACGTAGAGATGTAATAGGTAGAGCTAAGCCAGGCATATCAATATACATGTATGATAGTGAGCAAGATATTAGTAAAGGGTTAAAAGGTTTTGATATAAAGCCTATTGTAAGTACTCAGCTATTTGAGGTAAAATATACTAAGTTATTTGCATGGTATATATGTGGCCCGGTTGTAAGTATAGATGGTAGAAAGCTAACAATTTTAGAAATACATGAGCTGGCTGTAGCTGATGGCTTTGATAATATAGTTCAGTTTTTCGACTGGTTTAATACTGATTATACCGGTAAAATTATTCACTGGACAGATAAAAGATACTAACCATGCAGAAATTTATAATAGATTTTAAAACATTGCCAGGTGATGAGCTTGTAGTTTGTTATAATACCGATGGCAGGCTGCTTAAAATAGATGCTACCACTGCGCCTACTATAAGTGCTAAGCAAATTCAATTTATAAAAAATCACATTCCAGCTCAGCTAACAGATCCACAAGCACAATTTACTGGGCTTATTAATACATGCGAGGGTAAAATAGGTATAACACAAAGCGAGTTTGATGTAGATTTTGCTACATTTTGGGAGGCCTATAATTACAAACGGCACAGAATACCTGCCCACAAGCTTTACGAAAAATTAAGCTATGCCGACAAATTAAAATGTATTACCAGTGTGGCTGCTTATGATAAGTATAGAGCTCGAAAAGGATGGCTCGAAAAAATGCTACCCGATACCTACATAAGTAAAAGAGAGTTTGATACAGAATGGCGAAAGATAAATTAAAGTAGCATGAATAGAA